GGCTGCTGCTTCTGCTTCTGCTTGGGCTGCTGCTTCTGCTATTCTTTTAGCCTCTGCATCCGCTTCTGCTTGGGCTGCTGCTTCTGCTTCTGCTTGGGCTGCTGCTTCTGCTTCTGCTTGGGCTGCTGCTTCTGCTATTCTTTTAGCCTCTGCATCCGCTTCTGCTTGGGCTGCTGCTTCTGCTATTCTTTTAGCCTCTGCATCCGCTTCTGCTTGGGCTGCTGCTTCCGCTTCTGCTTGGGCTGCTGCTTCTGCTTCTGCTACGGAAGTTACAGTCATGTCTTTCACTGCTTGATCAATAACATCTTCGTAAGCAGAGACGGGAGAGCCAGTCTCTTCCATAAACTGTATTTCAGTAACAACTTCGTTGATCGTACTAAGTACGGTGTTTAAGTCTGATCCAGAAGCCAATGCGTCCTGCACTGCATCTTGTAAATTAACTATAATCCCATCGCCAACCCCTGCTGCTATGTCTTCTACGCTTTGTACTGCATCTTTTATTAGCGGGCTAGATTGGCTAGGAGGCTGTCCACCTTCCCCTATTACTAAGTCTTGAATATCGCCTAAATTCATACCCAAAATTTCAAGCCCGCGAGCTTGTGAAAAAGCAGCACTATAAACAGCATCAGCCTCAGCCATTGTAAAAGCTGTTCCAGCGGCCTCAGCAGCGTCTGCCGCAGCGTAAACAGCTTCGTTAGCAGCCTCCATAGCTTCTGCTTCAGACAGTCCTCCCATGCTTTCTGGCATTAACTGCATACCCGCCATGACAATGCTAAACCAGTCTGACGCGTGTAACGTATCGCCTGTTAATCCTTTGACTGCTGATATAACACCTTCCGAAATACCACCAGTCATTACTGCTATAGCAGCTCTAAACGGCCCACTAGCTTCCAAGGCTCTACCAATGCTAGTAGGGTCAAAAGTTTCTTTAACTGTAGGTGTGAACGATCCTAAATAACTGTAGTCACCGCCTTCGCCCTTGCCGCCACCAAATACTCTGTCCGCTTCGTACCAGTCTCGTGCGCCCTGCTGATCTTGACCGCCTTGCTGTGCAATAGCATCTGGCGAGTTCATGCGGTAGCCATACTTTTCTATAAACTGTAAGACACCTATTTCTCTTTTCTCAGAGTTGTTCCACTGTTCAGCAAAAGCATCTTGATACTCTCGCTCAGTTAGACTGCCTTGGTCGTACTCGTTTCTTAAATAAACAAGACGTGCATCTGTGGGAAGCTGATTGTATTCTTGTTCAAACTGCTCAGGGTTGTTAGCGGCTAATTCTTTTAAAGGTTGTGTCCACTCTTGAAGAAGACCCGCTACTTCTTTTTCTCTAGCAGCCTTAGCAGCTTTAGCTTCGGGGCTATTTAGATCATCATAAACAACCATGTCTTCAGGCGCTGTGCCTACAGGATTGTACTGGGTAACGTTCTTGTACTGGTTCTCTCTAGCAAACGTACCTACATTAACATTAGGGTTAGCTACAGACCCAGAGTTTCCAAAGATACCTCCTGATGCTACGCCACTCAGAAAGCCACCAGAAAGTCCTGACAAGTCCATTGCTTCAAGACGCTCTCGTTGCTCTGGAGAAATACTAGCCAATAAAGCTGCGTTATCTCTATCTCGCTTTGCTTCGGCTGCTGCAAATTCCTCAGGAGTCATTCCTAAAGAAGATAAAATATCTGGGGTTGTGGCTACATTAGAACGCTGCCCTTCCTCAGTGCTTGAGAACCAGTTATTATATGCTTCGCTAATGTTGATTGCAGGCGTGGAAGTTGTTTCTTTCTTGGGGGTAGCCGCCATTTCGGCTTCATAAGCATCTAACTCCGCCCTTTCAGCAGAAGTAATGTTAGCTCTAAAGTACTGATAACCTCTCGAACCTTTGGGGGGTATCCTACTAATGTCGAGTGCCATAACTTATGCCCTTTAGTTCTTTATGAGGATGCCTTGAAAAGACGCCCCCACTTCTACGTTGGTAGTATCGGAAAACGCTCGGCACTCTACATCTGTCTTTTCTTCTACCTTGAGCGGATACGTAAGCGGTAGCACTAACAAGGCGCTCTGCATGGTCTGGATTATGCGCGTGCGGAACGTATTAGAACCGAAGGCCCGCGTAACGAAACTCGCAGTAACGTGTTTATTTGCTAGTGATATTGCAGAGGTAAACGTCACATCGTCTAGGTACAAAGAGTATCCGGCAGGGACTGTATAAGCAGCGATCTGAGACTGGTTATCCCCCTGTATGACGTGGGCATACGTAACTCCTGTAGGTACTCCAGAACTTACTCCGCTGTTAGCTACGTATATGTCTCCCGCAGCAGTGCCCCCACTACCAGAGGTAGCTACGAATATCCTGTTAACACGTAACCACGAGCTAGCATCACCTACCTGCACCTGAGTTTGGCCGTTCATGTTCACAGTTACGCTCTTGGCGTTGTAACTACCATCTACACCTTCTACAGTTACCGTGTTGGCTCCCGTACCCCCATTAGAATCGGCAGTGCTGGAGCTACTTATATACACAGTGGAGGCGGATGTAAGGTAGGGGTAGTTACCTCCAGTGCCCCACACAGTCTCTTCAGTACCATTTATATCAGGATTAAATCCGAATTTATACAGCGCCGTAGCACCAGCGATCTGGCCTTTTGAAACTTGTAATTCGTAGGGTTCTTGAACTGCCATAGCGTTTCTCAGTGCGTTATCTAATTGGTTAAAGTAGATACGCAGTACTTTGTTAAACTCTTCAAACGACTCTTGGTCGTACACTTGTGGAGGGTACGGCAGTGCCGGAGCGCGAAAGGGTACGTCGTACCTAGTATTGTCTCCAGCCATTATCGTCTGCCATCAGGTCGCATATCTAAACGAGGAGAACCCAACTGCCAAGTTACTCCCACCTCACTAGATTCTACCTTTATAGCTAGCTGCCGTCCACGTACACGAGTAAATACCTGTCCCGTAAACTGTTCTATTGGCAATGTAGCTGTACGTGTAATACCTGCACTGTTAGAGCCTCCTACAGAAGCGGGGTCATTGTACCCTGAACCTGAGTTCTGCAAGGGTAACAACGTCATAGTAGCGGTAGGAGAACCTACTTCAGAACCATCAAACGTAATATCAGGTAGTATACGCCACACAAAGGCAAATTGGTGCCCGTCTTCTAAGTCAAACTGTGCGGAGGACACGTATGCAGGTATAGCCGCCGTGGTAGCAGTTTCGTTGTCGTCAACGCCTTGCTCGTGGTTAACCAAGTTATTACTGTATGTAGCAGCTAGCGGGTAGTTCCTTAGTCCCGAATCAAGCCATGCGGTACGATTCATAGTGCCGTAGTACCATACTTGTTCTAGGTAATTGTACACTACATATCTGTCTGACACGTTAGAGCCTTTAGAGCAGTACCACCACCATATTTCGTGGTAAGACTCGTTAGTCCCTGCAAACACCTGCTCATACTGCTCATCGTTAAAATCGTTAAACACGAACTTACGTAAGTTGCACTGTAGAGGCTTAGTGCGTCCATCGTACATATAGAACTTATCTCTACCCATCCAGTAAGCTACACCATTAGCGTAGGCTACCGCGTTCTGGGCGGCTATGGACACGTTCTCACCGACTAACTGCGCAGTCCATACTACGGGGGCACCAACGTACTGTAACGAGTACAGCGCAGAGTCAGTCCACACTAGCAATTCTTGGCGGGCTTGTTTAGCAGCCACAATCATGGTGCCGTTGGATAGGATAAGGTCGCCCGCTTGGTTAGTTGCCGCAGGTGACCAGTTAGTAGCATCTTCTTGGTCTGACCAACGGATTAGCATGGGGTTAACAGTAGAGGAGAAAATCTCGTTAGCACCGAAACAAAACACAAACCTGTTAATGTCAGACACTAGAATGAGTTTTTGTGACGTGGGCACTTCCGTACCTGTAAGAGCTACTGCCCTAGTGGTTAGTCCGTTCGTAGCATCCCAAATGTATATAGAGCCATCACGAGGCCCAAAGATGAGGTCTTCCCCAAAGTTAGCTTGGCTCCACAGGCGTATAGAGTCCGTGGAGGTAATACCAATACCCCATGTGCCAGAACCCCAACTACCTGCGCCCCAACCTACTAGGGGTACAACGAACGCAGGGCCGACATTAATTTGGTACGCAGCCGTTACGGTGCCCCCACCTGTAGCACTTGAACTAGCGTTAGAGCCTGCATCGATTGTATACACGTTAGCAGTAGTTGTTTCGGTTAGTTGATACTCGGCATTCAGAGTAAGCCCGCCTACGGCACTTGCACCACTAAACGTAACAAAATCCCCGTCTATATACCCGATGTTAGCATCAGTAACCTCTACGATAGGAGACCCACTCGTAGTTTCAAACGGGTTAGTCAAAGTTACAGTAGCACGTAAGGGTGTGACGTCGTTGTACGCCCCACCGTTTTCGATGTAGAACTTCAGATTAGTCCCTACGCCGATCAGGTTCTGACTGCCAAGAGTAACCCAGTTCCACAAAGAACGGCATACACCTAGGAACGTAGTAGCAGATATACGCTGCCACCCACCAATCTTCTCCGGCGTACCTTGGCGAAACCGTATCTTATCACAGTCATACCAACCGCCTTCGCTAGTGTAACGAGTATTCTCGCGGTTAATTCCCGCTTTTAATTGTAGTTTTTTGAGGGGCATATATCACCTGTTAGTAACACCAGCACATAGGCTCGGTCTTACGTATGTCAACATGTACAAAAGTTTTAGCTACACCTACAGACATGCCCATAGATAACGCATGTTTTACTATGGATAAGCGTTGTGCGCCCCCAGATACCTTAATATCAGCGGCAATACCCTGCGCATGTGTCCCTAATTTTTTACCTGCCGCAACTTTAGCCGCTTCTATACTGTGGTTGGGTGATCTGTACCCAGAAGTAACTATGAACGGAAACCCGCAAACATCGCCTAAATGATCTACAGCCTTTAGAAACTCAGGATTCATTTCATTTTCACCGGTCTCTTGGCAGTCAAAATCTGACGGTTTAAAATACTTGAGGTCACTCATCTTTCTCTTTGCACTCCTTTCGACTTTTCATAGCTCCTCATTGCCCCCATCCCCAACATACCCATAAGCACGGGAGTTAATAATGAAGGGTCAACTTCTGGTACGGTGAACCAGATACCAAGTATTTGGGCAATAATTACATTATACGCTAGGCCGATTCCGGCTACCCAACCAACAAAAGGTCTCCATCCGGCTACGAATAAGGACTTGTGAGCTGCCTCAACCTTGTTTACCTCTAACTGACCCACCGCACTTTCATGCGCCTGTTTCTGTGCGAGGGTCGCAATTTCATGCGCCAAAGCGTTCTTCTGGTCTTTGTCCTCTACAAACTTATCAAGAAGCCCCGTTACAGGGCCAATAAGAGAGGTGACAATGCTCACTAAAACAACTTCTCAAGTAATGGAGAAGCCAAAACTAACGGATAAAGAAGCCATAAACGCATATCTAACCTATCGAACTTTTTGTTTCCCGCATCTAGCTGTTTCTCAATGTTCTGGTAACGAACTAGGCACTCTTTTTCGTGGGCCTCTAATCGTGTTATAGCTTCTTTAACCGTCGCCATCTTACTCTTCTCCCGCCTCTTCTACGTTATCAAGGCTAGAGGCTAACATGTTAACGAAAGCGTCTTTTCCTACTGAAAGCTGGTCTAAGTTAAACTGAGTAGACCTGATCTTTCTATCGAGATCGTTGCAGTGACTAACCATCGCCTGCTGTTGCTCAGTCATGTCTTCTAAAATATATTCTACTTCGTTTACTACAACGGGAGTTGTTTTTTTCTCGCCCATTACAATGTCCTCTTCAGTTGTTTGGCTTTATTGCCAAGTGTTAAATTATCCCGTTTGTTACGAGATAGTAGCTGCTAACAAAACATGCTAGCACCACAATTGTAGCACCGATATTCTTTACTGTATCACCAACCTGACGTTGCTTCTTGAGTTTAGCTAGCCGTATCTTTTCTAGTTTATGCTTGTGGTCTAGAATAGACTTGTTCTGTATCATCAGCATGTCACGCCAGACTAGCTTAGGCGTTATTTTCTTTAGCTCCTTCTCCTGCTCGCGTATGGCGTTCTTAGCCCATGCAAGCTCCAGAGCCTCTTCCTGTGTCAGTACATGGTCTCCAGCCTTTGTGGCTTCCTCGATGCTTTCTACAGCTACCTTGCTGTCAGTGAGGCTAGTAAACAATCCCGACAGACCTGACAAGTGATCCCCAGACTCTTTAACGGTAGCAATGCCATCGTTGAGAGCCTTGAGGATACCGACAACTGCTGAGATTTCCGCAATCATTTACTTCTCCGCTATTGGAGCCACAGTTACAAAGCGCAGTACAGTTACACAGGATGCAATGATGCAGCCAACAGCGGCTTGTCCTGCTGGCGACACAGGCAAGAAGCCTACATAACCTTGCAGTATGCTGAGGATGGCTAGAGCAATTGAGAACTGTACAGTCTTAGACTTTAGGGCTTTGAATATAATGTCCATTACGCGCTATACCCGTTACCTGCGCTGATGGCTGCATTAACTGCGGTCATGTCTTCGCTGCCCCAGTCGTCTTTAGCAACCATTAGCTCTAGGTGCTGTACGTTGCGGTCTACGCAGCCTTGACGGTCTTCGGCATCATCTTCTGCCATAGAGTCGCCTGCGATGATTGCGGTAATAAGAGCTACGGAGTCACCCATTGCTGAGTAGTCTTGTGCTAGTTGTTCTGTAGTACGGTCTTCCATTTTATTTATCCTTCTAAGGTTTCTATTCTTGCGGTGAGTTCTTGGATTGCTTTTACAAGCATTGGTACTAAGGCTGATGGCGCTAGACGTTGCTGACCATCGCTGTCTTTTTCCATCCACATATCAAACCCGTCTTTTAGTTCTGGGTGAGCATCTATAGTTGCTTTAACCTCTTGAGCTATAAAGCCGTGATTGGTGTTGTCATTCATTACTCTTTTTTCAGAGCCTTCTACATAAGCATCCATTGTAGTTGGCAGGTCTTTTTCTTTTTTCCACTTATAAGTCACAGGACGCAGGTCATTAATAAACGCCAAACCAGCAGTAGAGTCTGCAACTTCTTCTTTAAAGCGTTCATCTGAAGGGGCGGTAATAGATGTAGCACCAAAAGCAATATTACTATCGTTAGTTCCGTTGCCGAAAGTGAAGTTACTGTTTCCCACGCAAACAACACCAGAACCAAGGACTGTTTGATACGCGGCATTAACTGCTGATGCTGTAGCATTATGACCAATTAAAGTATTTTCAGTTCCTGTAGTAATAGCATCACCTGCTAATGCTCCCACGGCTACGTTTTGTGTGCCTGTGGTGTTTGCTCTTAATGCATCTCTACCAAACGCCGAATTACTAGCTCCTGTGGTATTGAGTCTTAGTGAGTCATGACCCATAGCCGTATTAGCGCTACCTGTAGTATTGGTAAACAGTGAGAGTGAGCCGACTGCTGTGTTTTCGTCTGCTGTGGTATTGTTTGATAAAGCCTCATTCCCTACAGCAGTGTTTAACCCGCCTGTCGTATTATCTGTTAAAGCATTTGTACCAACGGCAGTGTTGTCACCTGCGGTGGTATTAGCGTCTAATGCACCTTTACCAACGGCTACGTTAGCCGCGCCTGTGGTGTTTGCGCCTAAAGAAGCATAACCAACGGCTGTATTGTTAGATGCGGTGGTACTAGCGTCTAGCGCAAACGTACCGACAGCTGTGTTGTTAGTGCCTGTGGTATTAAGTCCTAAAGCATCATATCCAACACCAATATTCCAATCGCCAGTGGTGTTGTCGTTTAATGACCTAAATCCTACTGCTGTACAACCAGTGGCTGTCGTACTAGCGGCTAAAGCATCAGTACCCACGGCTGTCATTTGAGCGCCTGTGGTGTTTGCTGTTAAAGCACTATGACCGACTGCTGTGTTGTTTCCATCTCCGCTTCCGCTAAACGCCCTCAAAGCAGAGTCACCGATGGCTACGTTTTTGCTTGCGGTGTTTGAGGTGTATAAAGACCTAAAGCCAAGGGCTACGTTAGATGCACCAGAAGTGATTCCAGCACCAGCATCTTTACCAAGTGCGGTGTTCTCACTGCCTGTGGTGTTTGCGACTAAAGCACTTCTACCAACGGCTGTGTTGTTCCCTCCAGTAGTTATGTTAGCGCCAGCGTCCTTACCTACAGCAGTATTTGCAGAAGCAGTTGTACAGGTATATAAAGTACCGCTACCAAGAGCTGTGTTAGCGTCTCCTGTAGTGTTTGCGACTAAAGCCGCATAACCCACGGCTGTGTTGTTAGATGCTGTGGTGTTTGAGCTTAGAGCTTGGTCCCCAATGGCTACGTTAAACTCGCCCGTAGTGTTTGTAGTAAGAGACGCGACACCAACTGCAATATTCTTATCTGCGATAGTATTAGCATCTAAAGCATTAGCACCAACCGCAATGTTACGAGTGCCTGTGGTGTTTGCGTATAAAGCCTCATAACCCACTGCTGTATTGTTAGAAGCTGTTGTATTACTAAGCAACGCGCTTCTTCCCAATGCCGTGTTAAGACCACCTGTTGTGTTAGATGAAAGTGATTGATGACCAACAGTAGTATTTCTTATTCCTGTAGTAATAGCATCACCTGCAAGACCACCAATGAGGGTGTTGAATGTGCCTGTGGTTACCCCTTCACCTGCGCCATAGCCTATCGCTACGTTGTACATATTAACAGCAGAAGCGGGGTTCATTACTTGCAAAGCGGCTCTACCGATTGCTACGTTCCTGCTTCCTAACACGTTTGCGCTTAACGTATCAAAACCCAAAGCAGTGTTATAACTAGCGGTAGTTTGTGCATCACAGGATTGCATACCTATGGCTACGTTTTCTGTGCCTGTGGTGTTTGCGTATAAAGACTTATACCCAACCGCTGTGTTGTTAGATGCGGTTGTGTTTGTAAATAAAGCATCTGCGCCCACGGCTACATTTGAAGCGCCTGTGGTGTTGTATGTCATAGCAACATGACCTAATGCCGTGTTGTTAGATGCGGTGGTGTTGTAGTATAAGGTTTGTAAACCCAGTGCTACGTTTTGACCTCCTGTGGTATTTGATTTTAAAGAAGTCATACCAAGTGCTGTGTTGTTAGCGCCTGTAGTATTTGCTCCTAATGAGTCATAACCCACGGCTGTGTTGTTAGCTGCTGTAGTAATCGCATCACCCGCAAGACCACCAATGAGAGTGTTTTGAGTGCCTGTGGTGGTTGCCAATCCTGCGCTGTAGCCAACGGCTGTGTTGTAAGTATTTGTAGCAGAGGTAAAGTTTTGGTTGTTTAAAGCAAACGCACCAATAGCTGTGCTTGTCGAACCCAGCGTATCATTGTTTAACGCCTGCATACCGACAACAGTGTTGTAATCAGCATCAGTAAGATTATCACCTGCAAGAGCACCGATGAAGGTGTTTTGAACGCCTGTGGTTACTGACTTACCTGCGTCATAGCCTACCGCAGTATTATAAGCATCTGTTGCTGAAGTAAAGTTTTGTGTCGCTAAAGCCGAATTACCTACTGCAACCGACCTGCTTCCTTGAGTATCTGCACCTAAGGCAACTGCGCCCACAGCGGTATTTCTTTCTCCAACAGTTAAGGCGTCTCCTGTAAGACCGCCTATAAGAGTGTTAAGTCTGCCTGTGGTTACTGCTAGACCTGCGGCATAGCCAATAGCTGTTGTATAGTCTGCTGTAGTAACCGCAGTACCTGCTTCATCGCCCACGACAACATTATAATTACCACCGCTTGCAATGCTGTTACCTGCGTTGACACCTGCGCGAAAGTTAGATGTTCCTGCGCTTAACGTAGTAAGGTCGTCGCCAACGGATATGTCCAGATCAGTGCCGCCAGTGGTGTTCCCCTGAGCAAGGACTTCAGCAAGCGTGTCGAAAGAGCCTACTTGAGCATCTACGTACGCCTTAATAGACTGCTGCGTAGCTAGAGATGTGGCGCTGTTTGACGCCATGTTATCTTCGTCAAGTACCGCTGTAACCGTAGTGCTAGTACCTAACTGTAAAGAAGTAGTGCTAGTTACCGCTTCAATGACATTAGTCCCGTCACAGAACAAAAACATAGTACGCCCATTAGGTACAAGGATTCCGGTACCGCTAGCGGTTTTTAAAGTTACGCTCTGTCCTGCGGCGTTCTTAGCTATGTATATCTTAGACAAGGCTGGGCATACAACTGTACCCGCACCGGACAACTGAGTCCCTGTGTCTGTAAACTCTAGCATCGCACATCTAGATTCGGAGGTAGTTCCGTTTGCTGTGGTTAGTGTATGTGAGTTAGTAGACCACGAGTTAATAACCGCACGGCCTGCGATTGCTTGTTCTACCATAGAGGTTATATTGTCATTTACTACATCCCCCCAAGTACCGCTGAGTTCGCCTTGAACTGGAAGGGCAAGTTTTAGTATCGAAGTATATTGCGTTGTCATTTATCTGGCCTCATGCGGCTATATTGTCCCAATTTGGGTCTTGTGTGATTGTTACGTCGCTCCATGTAGGAGTCTGACTGTCGTTTATGGTTTGCCAATTAGGGTCTTGATTATCATCGACTTCCCCCCAAATATGCACTATTCCTATATATCCTACCGCAGATACACCAATTACGGAAACATCTGCTTCAGAATCTGTAGTAGCCGTACCTAATTCAATGTTAGCTTCTACCCCCGTGGGGTGTACAGTTATACCAAATACTACATTAACTGCGCCTACAGCTCCATCGGCTTCCACACCTGTTACTATTAGGTTTGCTTCAGCATCTACTGTTAAGGTACCTACAGCTCCGACAGCTTCTACGCCTGCGGCGGCTACATCTGCTTCAGCATCTACTGTTAGGGCACCTACATCGCCGTCAGCTTCTACTCCTGTAGCGAGTGCGGTTGCTCCAGCATCTACTGTTAAGGTACCTACAGCTCCATCAGCTTCTACGCCTGTTACTGCTATATCGGCTTCAGCATCTACTGTTAGTGTACCTACAGCTCCGTCAGCTTCTACACCTGTAACGGGAGCGACTGCTTCAGCATCTACTGTTAAGGTACCTACAGCGCCGTCAGCTTCTACACCTGTTACTGTCAGGTTTGCTATACCCGTTGCAGTTAGTGTACCTACAGCTCCATCGGCCTCTACACCTGTTACTGCTATATCGGCTTCAGCGTCTACACTAACTGTCCCAACTGCGGCGGCTCCAGCAACGCTGGTAACCATTACATCTGATTCAGCGTCAATCGTAGCTGTGCCAATACCTCCAGCAGCGGCAACTCCAGTTACAGGAGTATTTGCTTCGGCGTCAACTGCTACAGAACCTACCGCTGCTTCTGCGGCAATTCCGTCAACCGATACTATAGTTAGGTCGGTGCCCCAAGCCGTTTGGCCCCAAGCACCGCTGCCCCAACCTACGTATTCAACAGAAGACGGCATCTAGCTACCTTATGGAGTAGCGATACGTACGATGGCGTTTGTAGCGTCTGCTGCGGGGAACTGTACAGTAAAGTCACCGGCTGTAGAGGTTTTATCTCCGCCAAAGTCTAATACCGCAACCGCTGGATTGCTGCCACCTGACTTGTATATGAGAGCGCCACGAGCGGTTATAGTAGCGTCAGTCCACGTAGTATCTGCAAAATCTAAAAATGCCGTAGTCCCAGATGACGCAGGAGCAGCGGAGATAGTAAGTGTATTTCCTCCCGCAGTATAGTTTGTACCCGACACTTCGTTAGTAGTAGCGTACGCAGTAGTAGCGGCACTTAAAGTGGCACTAGACGTGTACAGCGCGATTTTAAAAGTTTGTGATGTGTTACTACTAAAATCCATCTCTCCATCTAACAGAGCGACTTTAAAAGAAGTACACATTGCTTGTGTTATTGCCATTTTTTAGTTCCTCAACTAACTGATGTTCTGAGTTGCCCAGACCGATACGAATCCTGACGCAACTTACCGTCACCGAGATTCTTTAGTAGGGCCATGCTTTGTAAGTATATATTAGTGTAGTTAGCTATAATGTCTTGCTCACCTTTCATAAACCTTATTGCTTCTACCAATGCGCCATTTAATAGCGCAGAGTCAAACTCTTCTCCCAGCCACGTAGTGCCCGCTGTAACTATAGACTGCGGATAATATCCATAGTGAAGCTCCATACTATACGCAGCGTCAGGGGTTGGCCCCACTATAAAGGAGTCGTCATCAAAATACGCGTAATGTTTTGGTAGCCCAGTGCCTGTGTCATTAGGGTAGGCTTCGCGCATAAAATTAACGTCTTTGTTCAGGAGAAACGTATAATTACCGCTACCGTCTATAACTGCCAAAGAATACGACCACAGAAAGTCAGAGGGCATACCTAGATACTGATTACCATTAGATAGCGTACCTGTAACATTCTTACGCAACGCGGGTATCTGAACTGAGTTATATATCTTCTGCTCTGCCTGCTGCGTAAACATAGCGAGTTGGTCATCTGTGAACGTGTTCTCACAAATGTCTTGGATATTAGCTTTCAGTTCGGTCTAATTCATAGTTTATGCCATGGGGCCGCGTGCGTACAAGCCTTTAGTTGCGCAGCCTGTACCACGAACTTTCACTTTACCGCCTTCTTTATAGGCATTAGTCATCTTTTTACCTGTCTTCTTGGCTTCTTTCTTAGCGGCTGCTTTGCCTGCATCTGTATACGCAAACTCTTTATTTCCTACTTTTGGCATCTTAATGCTCCTATGAGGTAGTTACAGTGACTTGCCCTATACTACCATTTATTAATAATACATTGGGAGTTAATCCAAATGGGTCAACTCCTCCACCTACAGGGTTCCAACCCCACTGTATATCTCTGCTACTAGTGGCTCCTGCATACCCTAGGCTCTGGTCTGGTCTAGGATCGCGTAATGCTTGTGGGTCATGTACAGGAAACTCTCCCAACATGTTCTGAGGCTGGTCTGGATTCCAACACTCGGGACATGCTTTTATGTTAGTGTCTCTGTTCTTTACGACTAAGCTCTTTAATTCCTTTAGTTTGTATTGAAATCCACATACATCGCAATAAGCAATGGCTTTATTACTGGAAGCAAACTGGTTAGCCATGTCTACACGTACCCTATACGAGGAGTAAACCTAGCCGAGGTCTTCTCCCTATCTTCTTCTGCGGCCATCTCAAACTGCTCGTCATACACAGCTTTTAACATAGGCACTCGCTCAGTCATTTCAGGTAGCTTCATGGCTATATAGTAAGCTAACCCCGCTACTAAACACGGGAAAAACCTAAAGTTCATATCTGAGGTCTGTATACCACTACCCGCGTCTTCAATCCTACGCATACGCCAATAGTATAAAACATAATCGTTGTTGTCAGGTATAGGCCACATATTAACTTTAGGAGCGTCGCGTAAACGCTCAATGTACATCTGTATGGGCCTACCTTGTGTTAACTTGTTAGGGATAGACGCGTAGGTACTTACACTAATACGACTTAGGGTAAGATCAGACTGTGTTGCCGCGTTGCCACTACCTGTGCGTATCTGCTGTTCTAATAGGTCTATAGTGTCTGCGGGCAAGTCATACTGGGTCTGCCCTTTAACTAAGTTAATAGTGCCACTATCTATAGTCCACATGTTAATGCCGCGGTTCTGCCACTCAATAGTCAGCAAGTTCATAGATCGGCGGGCGGTACGGAGGTCATACCCAGAGCGCATCTCACGTCCTGCACGTTCAAACGCTTCTTCAGCGATCTCAGTGAAGTCCATGTTAAACGCTGTAGTTCCTGATGTAGCCATTATTTACCCCACCCTGTCTTAGCTTTGACCTTAGCCTTACTAGATAAGTCGCCATAGTGATACAGTTTTTTAGACGTATTTGACATAGTTTTACCAGTCATAAGGGTTCCGTCAGAGTGCTTATGCATACCGCCCTTATGTTCTTTGCCGTCTTTGAAGTAATGCTTAACGCCCATACCCATTATTTCTTTCTCCGCTTGGTAGCTGATACTCGTCTAGGCTTACCTGCTGGCTGCCCTAGTCTTTTCTTCTCAGCTACCTTCTTTTTCTTCTCGGCGCTAGACATCTCACCAGAGGTCTTAGGAGTCTTCTCAGATACCCGTTTGCTGGGACGGCAGTATGGAGTACCGCGACCGTCTCCTTTCTTCCGACCACAAGCCTTGCCAGTGCGTACGTCTTTCCAGTCCTCTTTGAACCAACGCTTTAACGAAGCACCTTTTTCTGTCTTGCGTATCTTACCACCAGACTTATAGTACGCCCGCATTACTTACCAGCCTTTTTCTTCCGGCACTTAGCGATGGCTCCCGACGCGTAAGCAGACGGGAACACTTTATACTGCTTCTTTACCTTCTTATAGCACGCGTCTTTTACAGTGCCCCCCTCTTTCATCTTTCGGGGCTTACTGCCGCAACCGCAGTCGCTATTCCTGTAGTAGCGTCGCATTACGCACCTTTCATCTTGACCATTTTGCAGACTCTACCACCACGAGCCATACCGCAGCCACGAACCTTACCGCCAGCTTTCATCTTATTGGTGGGCTTATTCTGCATAGCTTTCTTAGCTTTTTTCTCTTCAGGGCTAAGGTTTAAGTTCTGCATCATAGTTTTTTTCCTGCGGGCGGCTTTTTGCTCAGGAGTCATCTTATCAAACTCTTCTTTAGAAGGTACTTTTGGGGTCTTCATCTCATCCATCTATATCACCATTTTGATTTATTTGCCCAATATGCCGCAGACATCTTGCCTTTAGCGATATTTTTACCGTGACGGGCTTTAAAAGATTTACGTTTGGCTTTCATCTTGGCGGACTCACCCTTTTTAGGCTTGCCCGCTGTAGATGCGCCTTGCTCACCGTAGCGTATTATTTTCTCTTTGCCATTCTCACATGCTTTAACTATGTGAGATTTCTTAGCGTGCGAGGGAGTCCGACGTGGCTTGTTGCACGCCATAGCCTTTTTATCGACTTTACCGCCGGACTTGTAATACCTACGCATTAACTATAGAACACTGTAATAGCGTCGATATTGGTAAAAGCGGTAATGAAAACATCATCCTGAAAACGCACCCCATAGTCGGGTATGTTAACGGAGTGGGAGTCATTTGCTTCAAAATCAATATCTAGGAGAGTAGCTCCACCATTACCGTCGGTTATAGTGAGTCGCCCCGCGCCAGTGTTATTAGTCAGTACTTGCACTTGCCTTACTCGCGCTGGCCCTACAGCTACCGAACCTACGGCAGTAATCCGCTTTGCGGAAACATCAGAACTAGACATAAATGCCTCCTATTAGCTGAGTGCCGCGCCAATAGCAGTTACCCAAGCAGCGCCAGTGTTGATTACGATGCAGTATTCGTTGTTACCTGTGCCGTTATCGCTGACCATATAAGTAGTACCTACAGCAACATCACCAAAAGCTGGGAGGTCAGCAGTAGCTACAACGGGGATTTGAAAGCCATTATCCGAACGGACTGGGCCTGAAAAAGTGGTTTTAGCCATTATAAAGTTCTCACATGTGAGTTAAGGCAAATCTGTCTACATGTCGTCAGTCGGGTCTGTCAGATTC